CTATGGGTTAATGGTCAATAGTCTTTGGCATAAGGTGTACTCAATCAGATAGATTGTTTCGTTAAAGCGGCACTTCAACGATATCGGAGTCAGGTTTATATGAAGTGTGAAAAACTAGAGGTTTGGCAGAGAGCGAAATCCGTCTGTGTATAAATATACCTTGCTACACAACACCTAAAAGACTATGGCTACCGTGATCAACTCACTCGAGCAGGTCTTTCTATTCCAAGCAATATAGCGGAAGGACTGGAAAGATCCTCAGATAAAGAAAAAGTCCGTTTTTTGGATTTTGCGAGAGCATCAGCTGCAGAAGTGAAAACGCAGATGATGATTGGCTCTGAAATACATTATTTGGATGCCATGCAAGTTAATGCATGGATTATTGAATTAGAGATTATTGGCAAAATGATTAGTAGTTTAATCAATCGTATTCAACGCAATATGCAGTGAGCTTTTGACTAAAGACTATCGACTAAATACCAAGTACTAAAAAAGATGGCCGTAGAATTAAGGTATTAGACCGGTTGAAAACGATTAAAAGACGTATCAACGTAGAAAACGTTAATAACCTTGAAGATCCCGTTGAGGATCTTAATAGAAATGTACTCATTCTATGCGGTTGTTGTATCAAAGAGTTAGATAGGGATTTCTATGAATCACTAGAGTATGTGGAAAGTCAGCTATGAGGTAATATCTCATAAAGACTAATTTGGAAATATAAACAATAAAACATAAGATTTTTTTTAAATCTCATTTAAAAATTTTCCAAATATTATAATTTTATTTTTAATGAGTTTAATAATTGATTATATGTTTCTTTAAATTTATGATTTTCTGTATTTACATTAATTGTTGATGCTTTTTTATCAGGATTATATTTAATTGTATTTTTAATTTTATGATTAAATTTTTCTTCAAATAATTTTTCAGGTGGTATAACATGATTATATTTATTAATAATTTCCATAAAATGATGATTATAAAGATTTTTTTTATCAATTATATCTTTATATTCAAAAATATAAATATTTTCTTTTAGATTTTTAGATATAAATTCTAAAGATTGAATAACTAATTTTATATTTTGAATAAAATTAGGATATGATATTTTTCTTTTTATTACCCAACTATAATATATTTCATCATAACTTTTTAATACTATAAAAAATGGTATTTTTAATTTTTTTACTTTATTATATATATTTTCAAGTTGATATATGTAAGCAGGTGTTTTATCAGTAAAATTAGGGCATTTTTTTATTAATTCTTGATAATGACAATCATTTTTTGAACCTTTATTTTTTTGTATATAATTATAAACTTCTTCATAATTCATATTTTTTATTTCTTCTAAATAATTATCAGGTAATCCAAAATGTGTTTTTCCTGTTTTTAACCATTCAGAAAATGGTTGAACATTTTGAAAATCATTTAATTGATGTAATAATATTCCGCATTCAAACCCTGACATAATACGAGAATGTGAATTAATTACATTATTTAAATAAGTTGTTCCAGAATGTTGCATTCCTGTCACAACAGCTAAAATCTTACGATTCATATTAAATAATAAATATAATTTTTAATTTATTTTGAATTAATTTTGTTTTAATTTATTTATTAATTATTATGAATAAAAGTAAATAAAAAGTTTTTTATATTTTTTATATTTTTTAAAATTATATTTATTCTGTCTTTATCTATGTTTTCTTTTTGACTTAATAAATCATATTTTATTTTTATTTGTGAAAATCCTTTTTCCATTAAATCTATACTTTCTATATAATTAGTGTTTTTTAATAAAAAATTATTTTTTTTATCATAATCACTTAATAAACCTTCTTCTGCCATTGTATATATATCTTTACTATCCAACCATTTTACATTTTTTTTCATTTTATAAATTTTTTATTTTTATTAATTCTTATAAAATTTTTATTTTTATTAATTATTAATTCTTATTAATTCTTATTAATTATAAATATTTTTAATTATTTAAATAGTTTTTATGTATATTATTAATATTTTGTTTCATTGTATATATTATTTTTATTATATTTAAAAACTTTACTATAAACCCATTTTGGTATTTCATAATCATTGCTTAAATTATTATTTAATTGATTTTTTATATGTGATTTATTATTTTTTTTATTTTTAAATAAGAATTTTTTTTTGTTAGAAAATCTCATAGTTTGTACATTAATAATATATACATTAATCAAAATAAATAGCAAAATAAATTTCATATTATTATTTATTAATAATTTTGGTTTTAATTTTAAAATCATTTTTTTTTTATTTTTTAAAAAAAATATAATTTAAAATAGTTTTATTAATATAGATTAACAATTATTTAAAATAAATATGAATAAATTAGGAATAAATGATTATAACTTAGTTGATATGAATAAATATATAAGTAATCATATAAAGACATGTCTTCATAAATATAATCATTATTATGATACTATTCAAACAGATATTGATATTAATAAAAATATATATAAAAATAATGACTTAATATTATTATTAAATAATAAATCATTTCATTTTATTAAAGAAATAAGTATTAAATTTAAAAATGATTTTGATAATAAAATTTATTTTAATAATTTACCATATGAATTAAATTTAGAAATTTATTCTTTTTTAATTAATGAAAATTCAATAATTTTTAATTTATTTAATTTAAATTATTTATTTGTTGAAAAAACAAATTATTATATATGGAAAAAAGAAATTGAAATCAATATTAAATTTAAATTAATAGATGATTATTTGCTGAAAATAAATGAATGTAAAGATGTAGAAGAATTTAAAAATCAAATTCCAAATTATTTATTAAATGATTTTAATTATGGTATTATTATACAATCATTAATAAATAGAAAATTAGAAATAAAAATAAAAAATATGATATATAATAATAAAGAATTTATTGAGTATAAAGATAAATTTATTAAAACTATTTCTTGCTAATTATTATATAATATATAAATAAGATTATGAAGATTATGAATAATAAAAATAATATTAGTACTAATCACTATTTATATATAAGCATATTCATTATTATTTTTGTATTTGTTTTTCATTATTATGCTCAAAATAATTTATATAATAATTATGAAGAAAAAATTAAGTCAAAACCATTACACGATATATCACATGAATATTTTGGAGAAATAAAAAATAAAAATACATATAAATTATTTTGTTTAAAAAAATATGGAATTTATGATGGTATTATTTGTTTTATCATTAGTTTTACTATTATTTATTTGTTAATTACTAAAAATATTTTATTAATTTCTAATACTATTATAACAATAGCATTATTATTTTTTATAAGAACAATTACATTTAGTTTAACAATACTACCAACACCTAAAGAATGCAATAAACCACCTTTTTTTATGGGAGGTTGTGGAGATTTACTATTTAGTGGGCATTATATATTTTTAACTGTATTTATTTATATTTTATTATTAAAAACAAATTTTTATAAATTATTCAAACTATTATTAATTATTATATATATTGTTTTAATATATTTAGCATTATTATGTAAAAAACATTATAGTATTGATATATGGATATCAATAATAATTACTTATTTAGTTAGTAGTTTAATTATTAAATAAAAATTAAATAAAAATTAAATAAAAATTAGATTTTATAATTTGTAACAATACCATCAATATTAAATTTTTGCATAAATAATAATATATTATTATTTTTACACGTATATGTATAAATAAGTATATTATTTTTATGTAAAAAATCAATATTATAATTATTTAATGAAGTCCAATGAAATGCAATAAATTTTAAATTGTATTTTTCTTTATATATCATAAGAATATCATTTTCAAAAACATTTTCAGTAATAAAACCTAATTGATAATTTGGATTAAGTTCAATTAATTCTTTCAATATAATAGTATTAAAACTTGCTAAATATACATTATTTAAATTTATAATATTATTTTTATTATTTTCTAATAATTCATGAAGAAATATTGATATATTATGATCTCCTTTTATATCTAAATATATTTTAATTTTATTAGTATCAATAATTTTAAAAAATGTTTCTAATAATATAATATCATTATCTATATTTCTTAATTCTTCATAAGTTATATTTTTTATTAATAATTCATTAATAAATGTATCATGATATATTGCAATTTTATTATCTTTAGTTAATACTATATCCAATTCAATCATATCAAAATTATTTTTATATGCGTCAATAAAGGCATTTATTGTATTATCTTTGAAAAAATCACTGTGTCCTCTATGTGCTATTTGAATAAATTTTTTATTCATTAATAATTATTATAATATAATTTATTTTTATATATAAAAATAAATTATAAATTTAAGATTGTTTTTAATTTTTTTTACTTATAATATTTAATATTCAATATATTATTGTATTTTTTCCTGAGTAATTGGATGATAATAAATCCATTCATCTTCATTTAATTCATCAATATTTAAATAGTCATAACTTTTATTACTTAATAAATTACTTATTTTCAAATATTTATTTTCATATTGATTATTTTTATTTTTATTCATTTTATTAAATTTTTGTTCCATCTTTCTATAATATATATCTTCTTCTATAATTTCTATTATTTCTATTATTTCTCTACATGGACATCTACATCTTGAATATAAACTTATATAATCATAATCATAATCATAATCATGTTGCATAAATTCATTTGTTGAATTTTTTACATAATATTTATGAGTTGTACAACAATTACATTTTTCAAATATTTCTTTTATTTTTTTACGCTGTTCATTTGTAATTTTATTTAAATAAAAATAAATATTTTTTGTTTTTTTATTTGTTTTTTTATTTGTTTTTTTATTTAAAGAAAAATAATCATTAAATAATTTTATATATTTTTCTTTTATTTTAATATTGATGAATTCTGTCCATTCTTTATTAAAATAATCTATATATTCATTATAGTAATAAGAATTAATAAGATTTTTATTATATAAATGTAAATATACTATTTTACCTATACTACAAATATGGTTTGATATTAAATAATTAAATATATAATTAATTAATTCATCTGGTAAATAAAATATATTAATATAAAATTTAATTTTTTTAGGATATAAATATTTTAAAATCACAAATAAATATTTAATAATTTCTATTTTACTTAATCCTTCTAAATTTACTAAATTATTCATAATTAAACTTATGAATTATTCATTTACTAAGATCTTTTATGGTTTTATTTTGGAATTCATTCAATTTTTTTAACATTTACATCATTTGAAAACATTTCATTAATTTCCATTAATTCATTAATATTCATTTTATCATTATTTATATCACTAAAATCATTTATATGTATATTATTAATAATTGTATCATTTAATTTAGAATTATTTTCTTCATAATCGAAATTTAAATCATTATTAACTTGTATATGAAAAGCATCTAATTTTTGATAAAATCTATGTAAGCTTTTATAATATACATCATTGAAAAATTTTAAATAATCCTTAAACAAATCTATTTGATTTTCTATTTTTATAATTTCAGAATTATATGTATTTATAAAATTATCAATATTTAATCCTATAAAAAATTTTTTTTTATGTACGTTTAATTTATCTGTTTTTTTATTTAATAATTCTTTCATTAACTCAATCATTTTATTAATTTGATGATGTAATTGATTTATTATTTTAAAATCATAATGTTTATATATATTTAATACATCATATTTTGGATAATTATTCTTATATTCATATATTTCTTCATAATCATTAAATTTTGTATATATATAATTTAAAATAATTTTAAATAACTTATTATATTCACAATACATTCTGTTTAAAATAAAAAAATATAACTTATTTAAATTATTAAATTCTGTTTCTATTAGTTTGTTTTGAAAAAATAATGAATCTATACCAAAAATAAATATTTTAGAATTATTTTCTTTGATTAAATCTTTATAATATTTAGTTAATTTATTTAATATATTTTGAATTTCAATTATATTTTTATCAATATTATTTATTAATGTAATTATATTTTCAAAATTAATATTGTCCATAATTTAAAAAATATTTTATTTTTTATTTATTTATTTTTAAATATGTGCGTTAAAAATAAATAATATTAATAAGTATATATGAACGAAAATAAATTAGATGAAACAAAATTAGTTCTTAATTATGATTTAAATACAAAAAATGGAATTTGGAAAGATGAACACGAAAAAATATTAATTGAATGGGCAGATAAAGCAATGTGTTATAGATGGCTTCATGCTAAATCTAATCAAAAATATAGCGTATATAATGCTTGGTTCACTATTCCCGTTATTATTATGAGTACTTTAACTGGTACTGCTAATTTTGCACAAGATAAATTTCCTGATCAATATAAAACATTGGCTCAAGTATCTATTGGTAGTATTAATATTTTAGCAGGTATTTTAACTACAATAGCACAATTTTTAAAAATTAGTGCGTTAAATGAATCTCATCGTGTAAGTGCCGTATCATGGGATAAATTTTATAGAAATATTAAAGTTGAACTTTCTAAATCACGTGAAGAAAGAACAAATGTAAATCATATGCTTAAGTCAAGTAAAGAAGAATTTGATAGATTAATGGAAACAAGTCCAGATATTGATCAAAATATTATTGATTTATTTCAAAAAACATTTTCAAGTGCTAAAAATAATTCATTAAAAGACATTAAAACTAAAAAATATGAATTATTTGAACATGTTAGTAAGCCAGAAATATGTGATGAATTAGTATCAACTGGTGAAGGAATGTACAAGAATAATGCTGAAAATTTAAGTAATGGTGCTTTAGAAATGGTTGTAAAACAAAAAAATGATATTGAATTATTTGAAAATGATATTAAAAAGTTTATTACAGAATTTACTAATGTACATAATCGACAACCATTAGACAATGAAGTATTAGATAATATGACTGATAAAATACCTGAAGTCACTATTCATAAAATATTAAATAGATTACATACATTAAAAATACAAGATGAAGTATAAAAAAATTGATTTTTACTTAAACAAATAATTATAAATCAAAGCATAAATCAATTATACTAAATATTAAATTACAAATAATATATATATTATGTCTTTTGAAGATGATAAAATTCAATTTAAACAATTAAAACCAGAAATTCAAAAGGAAATTATTAATAATTTAAAGTTAAGTAAAAAAAATAAATTAGATTTAGTAAAAGCAATTGTTTATTATATTGCACCACATGACCAACTTAATATAAATGATACAGAAGCTTGTCGTCTTGAACGTATTCAATATTTAATTGAACGATTTGATATTGATGTTAATGAAAAAGTACCTGAATTTTTTACATCTTTTTTGTGTTTTTCTATTTATTTTAGACAACAATTAATAGCAAATTATTTTATTTTAAAAGGTGCAAATATAAATTTTATTGATTGTTTAGAATTATCTCCTATTAATTATTTATGTTCAAAAATTATTATTGGTGAAAAAAAACACGTAGCTAATCAATTAAATGAATTAAGAGATAGTATTGATGATAAAGTTATGTTTTCTACTTTAGAAATGATGATGAATCATCAAACTCAAAAATTAGAATATTTTCACAAAAATAAATGTAGTAATTACTGCTTATACGATGCTTATACTACTTCTCAAATTTACGGAATTACAAATGGAGAAGATTATCATCATCTTTATGAAATTTTAGCATATAAAATTCAAGAAATTAATACAAATGATGAATTAAGTAGTTATTATGCTGTAGAAATTAGTGAATTTAGAAATAATTTTAGTGCTGACATTAATAAACCTACTTTTTTTAATGAATATAAGAAAATGAATAAAAAAAATATTATTGAATATATACTTGCCGGAGATGAACCAGGAGCTTTATATTATTTAAAAAAAAATCCTAAATGTATTAATGAATGTGATATTGATTTACAATCACCATTACAATGGGCAATATATATGAGTCAAGAAGATAAGCCAGTAAAATTTTTTAAATTAATTAATGAATTAATTCAAGCTGGTTCTGATCCAGATCATAAAAATATTAGTGGATACAACTGTATTGAATTAGCTGCTTGGTATGACTATTGTATTGATCAAAAAAATGGAATAGATAAATATACATTATTAAATACTATTTTTAATAGTTTAGAACAAAAAGATAATATTAAATTTAAAAAATATACTTCTGATATTGAAAAATATAAAAAATTAATGGAATATAATCATTCCATTCAAAAAAAGAAGAATATGTTAAATAATATTAATCAAGAAACTAAACCAATTATTAATTTAAAAGTTAATAAAAATTATCATAAAATTGAAAAATTAAAAATAGAAAAAGAATTAAAATTAATGGCTAATGAAGATATTAGACAATTAGAAATTATAGACTTAGACACCATAAAAAAAACTGAATTAAGTGATAGAATAGCTTATGAAATTTTACTTGATGAAAATTTTATTGAAAATAAAAAAACATCAAATAATATCCCTAAGTCAAAAAAACAAAAACAAAAAGAAAAAAATAATAAACAGGCTTTAAAAGAAGCTAGATTAAAAGCAGAAAAACAGAAATTAAAAGAAGAAGAAACTATAAAATTAAGAGCTAAATTAAAAGCACAAGAAGAAGCACTTTTAAAATCTGAAAAAGAAGCAATTTTAAAAGCTGAAGAACAAGCACTTTTAAAATCTGAAAAAGAAGCAATTTTAAAAGCTGAAGAACAAGAAATTTTAAAAGCTAAAGAAGAAGAAATTTTAAAAGCTAAAGAACAAGAAATTTTAAAAGCTAAAGAAGAAGAAATTTTAAAAGCTAAAGAACAAGAAGCACTTTTAAAAGCTAAAGAACATGAAATTTTAAAAGCTAAAGAAGAAGAAACTTTAAAAGCTAAAGAACATGAAATTTTAAAAGCTAAAGAAGAAGAAACTTTAAAAGCTAAAGAACAAGAAATTTTAAAAGCTAAAGAAGAAGAAACTTTAAAAGCTAAGAGAAAACAAAATTTGAGAAACAAAAAGAAGAAAACAAAAAATAATAATTATGATAATTATAGTTGTAATTCTGATATCACTTCAAGTGAATCATTTGTTAATGAAGAACAAAATATTGTTCCAAGTTATGTTCCCTTTTATAGTAATTATCAATTGTCTATGATGGAAAATAACCCTCATGGACAATGGATTTATGTTACAAATCCATGGTTCTTGCAGAATAGATGGGTAAATCCTTATCAACAAGCACAACCAATGTTTTATTATTGATAATCATCAATATTATTTATAATATTATGAAAGTTTATATTATTTATATCTTTGTTCATTCTACAAAAATAATTATTTTCAAAGTTTTTTAATATAAATCTACAAGATGAATATTTATAATGCTTATATATTGTATAATGATGTTTATTTCTAAATATTTGATTACAATATTTACATTGATAATAATCAATGTTTTTTAAATAATTCCATTTATTATCCAAATTTATTAATTTTTTATAATTAAAATATCCAAATTTATTTGAATTATTTATTAATAAAAACATTTTAGAACCTAAATTACAACATTTATATGGACACTGATAATGTGTTTTATTTCTTGTATATATATCTAATTTATTATAATTAAATATCCAATTTTCATATAAACATATATAACATACTGGATATGTTAAATTTTTTTTACATATGATTGTTTCATTATTGTTAGTATTTAAAACTATATTTACTGGACATATTGGTGTTTTTTTACAATATAAACACTTTCTTATAAAATAATCATTATTTTTTGACGCAAACATTTCATAAAATATATAATAGTCATCATATTGTAAATATTCTGCTATAATTTCAAATAAAATATTTATTATATTTTCAATATATATTTTTCTTTCAATATACTTCATAATTGAAATTATATATTATTATAATAATAACTTATTTTTATATCTATATCTTTTAATATTTTTAATATTTTTAATATTTTAACATTTTAATATTTTATATATAATTTATACTTCTTTATCAAATATATGTTTTAATAAATGTTTTTTATTATTATATATATATTGTATTTCTTCTCTATGTGTTAATAGAAATGATGTTGTGTTATGAGATAATGAAAATATTCTATAATAATTTATTTTTTTAGGTTCAGTAAATAATGAATATTTATGTTCATAAATATCTTCAAATAAAGTATCAAATTCATAATATGGAAGATATATAGAATTTTTATAAACTTTATTTTCTTCATTCATTTACTTTTAATATTTATAATATTTATATTTATATTTATATTTATATTCATATTTATATTCATAATTCATTTTCAATATTATTTACTTCTGTAAATGATACTAAATGTTCATAGTTTTTTAATTGATTTATTACATCCTCTGGTAATTTTGTATTTTCTTTAATAAAAAATACATTATTCTGTACATGATTAAAATAAGTTAATGTTCCTTTTAATATATATGTATCAAATATAAAATATAATAATTTATTTGGGTACGTTTTATCATCACAAAAAAGATATTCATTTTCTTTTAAACTTTTAATCACAATTTTATTCTACAATTTTATTTATATTTTATTATATGGAAAAAAATCAATTTTATTTAAATAAATATTTACAAAAAATAATTATGAATACAATTCCAAAAACTAATCTTGAAAGTCAAATCGGCTCATGTAAATGGAATGATAGTTTGTATAAATATAATATTACACCGACCGAAAAGAAAAATGAGACAAAACAATATAAAGATAATTAATTATATATAAATGGTAATGTGAATTATGGAATTAAAAGAATTGCTATAAGTCACAAATTTTTCTTACCCATTTCATATCACAAGACGAGTGATAGACCCAAAGTTATAAATACCGAAAGAAAAGAATAATATTTCAGATTTATTT